TCTTCGGTTTGCATGGACGTGTCCAAGGATTGAGCCCGGTGATGCCGCACCGGTACGGAATGCAAAAAGGCCCGCTCTCAGTGAAGAGAAGCGGGCCTTCTGGAAATCTGTGTTGCTATACTTGCCGTCGAGGTTCAGCGTTTGATGCGGTGCTAGCCCAATTCAAACGTGCAGGCTGATAAATGGAAATGTCGCCGCCATCGAGGCGGAGCCTGTCGGTTCGATTCCGGCCCTGCCGAACCTCCTCCCAATTCTTCCTAGCGCTGACCGCCGATGATGTACTGCTCACTCGTCGGCACGATCGCGCCGGCCGTCGTGTTCACGAACTGGATCGCCAGCGTGTTCGCCGCGGAGACGCGCACATTGCCAATCGACAAACCGACCTGATGCGATGCCTTGTTCACATCGATCGAATCGCCTACGGCAAGGCCAGGAACGGTGAACGTCTGCTCAGCGCTCGTGTTGGCCGCGACGGATGCCGGCGTGAGCGTTTGCGCGATGCGATACAGACCAACGATCGGCGTCGTGCTGCCGAGATCCTGAATAATTCCTGTGTAACCGGCCATTTAGGCCCCCTATTGAGGTTGAGCGGGCAAAGAAAAACCCGCGCTCGGCGGGTTCGGTTGGGGCTGCTGTTGCTGCTGCGATGGATCGGGCGGCGCACCGCTCGGCATCGGCTGAATCTGGCTCGGATCACCGGTGCGCAACGTCTCCGCCACCAGGTGCGCAGCGATCGCGGCGATGAGTTCCGGCGCCATGTCGGGCGCAATGGCCTTCAGGCGGTCGGTCTCAGCCTTGTAGGCGTCGATCTGAACATGATCGTCCTCGCGCCCTTCCGTGCGGGACTTGTCCTGAAGCATCTGGCTCATGTGCTCGATCATCTGGCCCATTTGCTGGATCTTCTGCTCCATGTCCTGCTCAGTCGGCGTCGGGCCTTCGCCGAGGATCGCCGCCGGTATCGTGCGATGCAGGCGTTCGGCGACCTCGTCAGCCATCGGGAAGTCGGCAGCCTTAAACAGCAGATCGCCCGCGACCTTCATCAGGTCCTGATCCTGCGACATGATCTGCGTGAGCGCGTGGAATGCTTCCTGACGGCGCGTTTCGTAGTTCGGGCCGACCTCAACCGTCACGTCGTAGCGGCCAATGCCGGGGTTGTAGATCAGTTGCGCGGCCTGCGCAGCACTCAGCTTCGAGTTGTCGGCCGGCGCAGGCTGCGGATTGCCCTGCTGATCGCCCACGGCATGCTGCTGCTGCGGATTGATCTGCGCGAAGTCCTCGCTGCCATCCTCGCCCACGATGCGCACCACGCGTTCCGTGTCATACACCTTCGGGATGAGGTCAACCATGATGCGGCCGGTGTAGCGGATCGCCCGGGCAACGTTGTCAATGAAGTGATATGTCGCCTTGTCGCCCTGGCGCTGACGTGCAGCGATGGCCACACCAGCATCAGCATTCGACGGTGCGCCGAACTGCTCCTGATACTGGCCACTGGTCATCATCAGTTCCTGCTGCGCCGTCTGCATGGCTTGCAGGTATGCAGAAGCGCCTACAGGCGGCTGCTCGCGCTGCGGACGGTGGATTTCATTGCCTTCCTCGTCGCGGCTGTTGTAGGGCAGAATCGCCTTGTTATCCTTGTTCGCGTTCGCCCACTCGTCTTCAAATCCTTCGATGGCTTCGGCCGGCGCGACGTAGGGCGTCTTGGTCTGCAACGCGATGTATTCGACGTTGGCCGAGGTCATGTAGTTGTACATGCGCTGGCCGTCTTTCATGTTGCGCGTGTGGCCTTTGCGCTCGACCTTGCCATTGATGACGATTTCCTCGCCCACCACGCGCACGATCGGCAGATAGCGGCCCGGCCACTCCTTGCGGTCGATGATCTTGTCACCAGCGATCTTGCACCATTTGAAGTGTGGCTCGCTGATCTCGCGCTTCTTCACGCTCTCATCGGACAGCAGCGACTTGCGCTCGGCATCATCGCTCACCGCGGACAGCTTCATCGGCCCTTGCGTCGGGTGATTGATGAGCATGTCCTTTTTCTCGGCGCGGTAGAAGTACTCGCATACGCGCACGTGATCCTTATCCAGCCACGGATCGCCAGAAGCCTGCATCGGGAACGTGACGCTGGCCGGATCTTCGTCCGGATACATCGCCTCGTATTCTTCCTTCGGCACGTCCTCGAACACGAAACCGAACTTGGCGTCGGCGCCATCAGCGGACTGGATATCCGGGTCGAGATAGACGCACAGCGGGTCTTTCACGCGCCGGATGAAGATTTCCTGCTCGAATGAGCCGTCATGCGCATAGTCGGTGATGACGCGCCAGTAACCCAGGCCGCCTTGCACCGCGAATTCAGTCGCCGTGTCATACGCGATCTCGGCGTGCGAGTTGTACTCGACGTGGCGCATGATGCCGTCGAGAATCTTCGCGATCTGCACATCAGCCTGACCGTCGATCGGCAACGTCTTGATGCTCGGCTTGTTCTGCTTCGCGTCGTTGATGATCTGTAGGTTGTGCTGGCGCACCTTGTTGATCGTCAGGCACGGACGCGCATCGCCGTCACGCGACTGGCGAATGCGGTCAGGCCATTGCCAGTTGTTATCCGGATCGCCATTGGCGAACTTCATGTCCTCGACGAACAGCTTGCGGAACTCGCTCTCGGCGTCCTCGCAACGGGCAAAGCGCTCCTTGGCTTCCTTGACGATCGGGTCCAGCCCGCTCGCTTCAGCGTCGTCGGATTTGCGTTTGCGTGCCATTGTCGCTTGCCAGGTAGATGCGCGGTTTTTGGGACTGCATGTGGTGATCGATAACCATCTGTACCGTTGAGCCAATGGGGTCCACGGCCCACCCAATCGTATCGAGCGCAGCCGTACGGAATTCCCTCCACCACATGGCGAAAGTCCTGCGCATTCTCATCGTGATCACCCCATCCATCCCGTACCGGACGCGCCAGTGTGTCTGATTCTCGGTTTAGCGTTTGATTCTTTCTTCGGTGCGCGTACGAGGCCCGGAAATAGCTCTGTGAGTACCCAGATCCACGCGTCGGCGCGATTCGGTGATTGCTCGCCCATGTAGCCGACTGTGCTGAATGCGGTCAGTTCGTCCTCAAGCGCGCGGAAGTCACCGACATGCCGCACCTTGCCCTGCTCATAAAGCGCGGAGAACGGCTCAGCCCGCACAGCCTTGCCGCGCGTCGCCGTGACCTGCTTGTAATGCGTGCGTGGCCGCGCCGTCTGTATCACGTGCTGCACCATGGCGCCGCCGTAATTGATCTCGCCGACCACGACATCAGCCGCATGACGGTCATATGCATCCGCTGCGATCTTTCCCCACGTCGCCGGGCCAGCTTTCACGGTGCAGTCTTCGAGCAGGTAGGCATTGCCATCCGTGCCAAGGCCGCCAACCGTGATACCGATGGCATCGTTGTCCGCGTTATCTGCATCGCCGGAACCGCTCGGATCGACACCAACGACCACGCGCACCATGTCAGGCAGCGCGCCGTCCATGTGGCGCCACTTGTCGATTGTCTCGTCGGCAAATAACTGATTGGGCGTCGCGTCCGCAAACTCGCCCTTAAGAAAGCGCTTCTGAAGGCGTGCACTCAACGATTTCAGCGTGTCGAGATAGCCTTCAGAAAGGTTTTCAGCGTTGTCATGCGGGTTGATCTGGAAATACGTGTAGTCCTCACCGCGCGACAAAGGCTGACGCGTGTCAGGGTCGCGCTTCTGCACGAACACCTGATAGGCCCAATGCGCCTTGCTCGGCGGGTTGCAGTCGTAATACATGCGCGGCTTCATCAGGCCACTGACGCCGCCCTTGATGACCTGCTCGATCTTCTGCGCGAGACGCGTGATGGCGATGCCAACAGACCCGAAAGGGATCTGCGAGCACTCGTTCAGGTAGATCGTCACGTATTCCTGACCGAGAATCTTTTCGGTGCGCTCCTTGTCGTCCAGGCCGCCGAACCAGATCTGTGCGCCGTTCTCGTACTCGGCATACCAGTCCGTCTTGGACAGCGTGTACTTCACACCAGGGAACGCGAGCCGCATCACCTTGGGGAAGGTGTCCAGCACAATCGAATTCTTGACGTGGTTGAAGCGGAAGCGAACGATCAGGTGTCGACTCGACGGCGCCTTGAGCGCGCGCATGATGACGTTGCGCACCAGCAGGAACGTCTTGCCCGAGCGCGAGCCACCAAACAGCATGATGTGCGTCGAGTCGCCGGCCAGAACGTGCTGGGCGGCTTCCTGCTTCGAATTGAGCTTCACAGACGTTCGTCGAGCGGCGATGCAGCCACAACGATTGGACCGCCATCCTTACCCGTCATCTCATGATCGAGCTTGTCGCGCCACTCTTCCTTCTTGCGATTCTTCAGCCAGAAGATTGCGGCAGCGGTGTCAGGCGGATAGAACTTCCGGATCGGCGTCTCGACGATTTTATGGTCGACAACGCGAATATCCACCTCGTCATGCTCGTAGCCAATGGCGCGCCGATACAGACTTTGCTCGACGCGCTCGTCAGCCTCTGCCTTCGGGACCTTTATGGCGTCCGAAAATGCGGCGTGTTGCACCTTCCAAAGCGCAATCGTTGAGATCGCCACTTCGAAGAAATCAGCCAATTGAGCGTCGGTCGCACCGAGCGAACATAGCTTCGCCGCCTGCTTCGCGTACTCGGCTTTGTACTTGCTCGGGCGGCCGGCCATGATTAGACCTCTTCCTTGCTGAAATCCTGCGTGGCAGGCATCACCATCTCGGACAGCGGGCAGCATCCAATGCGACCGTCGCCAGATTTCTCGAAGCCTTCAGTCGGCAGAATGACGGTTACCCATGCGTCGTCGAACTGATCGGTGTAGGGATTCCACCGCGGCATATCGTAATCGACCGTCACAGTCTTGCCCTTGTTCGGGCCTGACGCGATGACCATCTGGACCTTGCTCACAGAACCGCCCGGATATGCCCGAGGATCTGTTCGAACTCGTCGATCACGATCCGCTCGCCGGTCTTGAACTTGGCGTGCATCGCAGCAAGCTTGTGTTCGAGCAGCATCAGGTGCGATTCGCGCGGGAGCGCGGCAGTTTCAGGAGGCAAATCGGAGGGCGCCACATCGGATGCACCAGTGATTTCGCCCGCACCACTCGTGTTCACGACGTTTGGGGCATCAACCATCGGGCCGGCGTTCACCAGAACATTGCCGGTGACGGGCGCATTTTCGAGCGTGATGGTCGTGCCACTCACGGCAGATGCCGGAATCCCCACCCCGTTGACGATGACGCCGGAACCTTGAACCGGCTCAGTGCTGCTCGGCGCGGCGCTCAATGCTTCTGCTGCTTGTGCAATCGGATCGCTCATCATTCACTCCAATGGTTGAGGGTGCTCCGGCAGCCGGTCGGTAGAGTTCTGGCAAGCCAGCGGAGACCGACCTTCCATGAACCCCGAAGCTGCGCCGGTTATCGCACTCATGCGCTTGCGGAAGGCGGAAATGAAAAAGCCCCGCTCGGACGTTAATCCGGCGAGGCTTCAGGAAATTTTAGGGGCAACTTGCCCAACTGCTTCGCAGAATAGCTCAAAGCTATCGGGTTTACAAGTCATTTTCTATGAAAGAGCAACGAATTTTCCGTCAATCTTCCTGTGGATAGCTTCCTCCACATGATTGACACTATCCAGATTATCAAACTGCTTGTCCCAAAACATAACTGGAAGATCAGTGGGCATCTTTTTCAGATATTCGATAAGCTCGGCGACATTCATGATTAGACTCCGTTGAAAGCCTATATTTTATGCTGCTTGCAACGCTGCGCATGTACTCCGCTCCACCAGACCTGCCGTCACTATCATTGGGCACAGAATCGACTTGGCGCGGGCGTATTCGGTTTCCTGATTACCTTCAATACGCGCGCTCGACCAGACGTGAACGCCGCTTACGAAGTTTCGGCACGCCACGTTGACAGCTATCCGTGCATGCAGATCGAGCTTCTGCACCATCGGCTCGACGATCTTTCCCACTCCCTTCTTGCGCTGCCACTCAACCTCGGCATCAAGATCCTCGTAGTCCATCCACTGACGACTCGTCCTGAACTGCGCGCATGTGCTATCGAAGCCAGAATAGCCCGTGCCGGGGTTGTACCCCTGCGACCATTCCCACCAATCGCAAAGCAGTTCGTCGATTCTGTCCATGCCTATCCCCTTTTGGTCACTTCAAGATGAACGCAACATGGTTCAAAAACCATTTGGCACCTTCGTATGAAGCAATCGTCAGAAGGCTAAGACCGATATGTTTCAGATACTCCATGTCATTCCCCCTGAGGCAGCATTACAAGTCGACCATCAAGATTGGCCGGGTCAAACTTCGCACCCGCGGCGCCGCACTTCGTTTCGTCGGCGCGGTTGTCTTTGCAATATCCGTTGATGATCCTGTGATCGCCCTTGATGAGATCAACCACCTTCATGCCGAAGTCTGGAGACGTGCACATGGCGGGCGTGTAATAGAAGTAGCCAGGAAGCAGCGTCCCACCATCGAAATTGCGCTCGGGGATGTAATGCTTGCAGTCTTTGCACAGCTTCAGGCTCGCGGGTCGCGACCATTTACAGCCGCCGGGCATGCAGCCTTCAATGCACCCAATCTTCGTAACCGGACAAACCGATCGATTGCTCATGTCATTCCCCGAAATTCGTATCGCTCAGATGAACCAATGTTTTACCCGTTCCCATATCGTCCGGTCCTGCTCCGTTTCAACGTACATAACCTGGTACGGCATCGGCGGCGGAAGAGGCGGCGCTTGTTCGAATAGCTTCGCGGCTAGGCCGCAGATTGTCTTTTCACTCCTCATGATCTGACCGCGCGCCTGAAAGCAAAACGTCTCCGGGCTTCCGTCGACAACATTGAAATCGGCCTGAGGATGTTTGCAATATCCAGCCCCAACGCCGATAGCACCAAAGTGCTTGCAGTCCTTACAGAGCGTCACTTCGCCACCTCCGGCGCCTTCCAGTAGAACGTTGCCCGCGTCATCGCCTGAACCTCATCCCAGATGGCCTCAATCTGGTTCGCGTCGAGCTTTTTGAGCCCTCCGCGCTTGCCGCTGACCGACTGCGCTTCGGGCGTTTCGCAGTTAAGGCGCATCCGGTCAGGCCTGCCGCCCATTGGCTTATATGGTTCTGTCATTTCCGCGCCTCGGCAGCAATTTGAATCGCCATAGCCAGATCCATTAGCTCTTCTCTGTTGAAGGTCCACCACTTAGAACCGCGGGAGCTTGTGCATTCATTTGCAAGGCTTTCGATAACGGCGGAATCCAGCCCTTTTAGGGTCGGCTCAGGAGCGTTGCAATCTGGACAGGCATGGGAGCCAATAATGCCGTCGCCGTTGCAGTTTTCGCAGCTCAGGCGACCGGGGCGACCGGACATGGGTTTGTAGGGGTTAGTCATACTCACCTCGGCGCCAGTCTGACAATCAACGAGCCGATCCACGACAGCAGCCGCCCCGGTATCGTCAGGATCTCGCCGGCCACGCCAATCACTCCGCCGATCGACAGCAGCCATATTTCGAGCGCGCACAGAAGCAGCCCGATCAGGAAATCTTTCGCGGTGAAATCTCTCATCTTCCCCTCACTCAAAATGCTTTATCGGCTTGCCGGTTAGGCCGGGTCGTAGGTCGAGGCGAAGATGTCCGGCTTGCATGGATATTTCTCACCCTGCACGCCCGTGATGATCCAGTCAGCCGGGCAGACGATGTGACCGCCTTCCAGCGTGTCTATCCAGCCATGTTCGTGCATGCGAACGCCGCAGTGCTTGCAGGCTGATTCGCCGTCAACGTCGGGACGGCGGAAATAACGAACAATGTCGCCTTCCCATTCGTTAGCTTTACGTTCTTCAGGCGAGAACTTACGAAACTCTCCCTTCTCGAACCCTTCGTGCGTCTCGCTGTAATCAAGCGGGTGATCGCCGTTCTTGTGCCATTGCGTCGCTTCGATGACGACCGGCTTCTTGCGGAATTGGCTCATGTGTTCTCTCCGTGGGTTAAATGAAATGTTTCTGTGCGTACAAACCAATTAGAAGACTGTCCGCTCTTCCATCATCCTTGGCGCGCGATAGCCATTCCATCCCGAACAGCGACCTAGCCAAACGCAACGATTGCTGTTTTGTGGTCTCGCTGGGCGTCGCCTTGATGCCCATGAACCTTTGCCACTCGCGAGGGCTCACAAAGGCCATATCGAAGCCGCTAAGCTCACATACGGCGCAGATCACAGCCTTGGTTGCAGCCAACGATGCCTGAGACGCCATTGAGCCGAGCCGCTTCTCGCCGCTGCCCATGAACGCGTTCATCGACTCCATGACGACCAGGCCTTTCTCGTCGGCCGGCACGCGTTCACGAAGCAGCCGTTGCAGCGCGGTCGGGTCGATCTCGTTCTTGACCTTGCTGACGGACTGCTTCAGGCGAACGGGCATGTCGTGAACGGAGACGCGGTCGGCCGGCCCGAAGAATGCGAGCGCACCAGAGATGCCCGGATCGACTGAGATCAGCATGCCGTCTCCTTGAGGAGGCGCCAATATTCATTGCGGTAGTCGTCGCAGTCGTCAATTCCCCAATAAGCAGTAGCGCCGTTCGGTTCATGACGCCACAAATCTCCATCCCACCATAAACGGGAGACATGCGGATAGTCAGGCCCTTCCCAAGCAAAGCGGCACTGATACCACCCAACGCTTTCGGGCTTAATAGATGCCGGAAACCATTCCGTCACCTCGCGCGCGATAGTGGGGGTCACTTTTGCGCCGCCGGTCATCGGGCCCATCCGAAAAACTTGTAAACAGCGAATCGGCCATCGGGATAGCCTTTTTCTCTGTGCCAATTATTTCGGCCGATCCAAACGCGAAAGCCGCGCTCAACGTGCAAGTGGTAAAGGCCAATCCGAATGTTGATAATGTCGCTGCTCATATCCCCTCACCCATTCATCCGTGAAATTACCCAGGCGAGCAGGTCTAGCTCGCTGCATTTGAGCGTTCGCAAAATCAGCTTGTTGCCGTGGATACCCGTCGGTCCGCGATGGTGGGCGGCA